TTTATCATTGGCTTTTCTCTTTGTTTTATGTTTCGGTTATTGTTGCAGCTATAAGTTATATCGTTCTATCCATCTTTACCGACGACTTTGACCCTGATACCTGCTATTATCCTTGGTATGATCCTTGGTATTATCCTTGGCATTATCCATTCAATAATTCATCAGCCGATTAATTCTGTATTTCCTTCATCAACGTTACAAGCGGCTCACGCGCCTCGTCTTTACCGACTGGTGGCACGTGGGCGGCTTGCGTTGTTTGAGCCTGGTCGTTGTCCCAAGGCAATGGCAATAGCGTGTCGGGGGTGAGGCGGTTCTTTACGTGTGGTTGAATGGTAATGGTGGCGAGCATACGCATACGTTCCCACCCGTCGTGCATTTCCATTTCGTGGCTTGTAGCGTAGCTATCGGCCACGGCCGTCCACTCCTCAGGCGTAAGCCCTTGCCAGTCGCGCAGCGTAAGCCCCACCGCCCCCAGTGCAAAGCCTAATTGCTCGGTGATGCAGAAGGGCTTTTTTTTTCGCCTTCGGTCGTGGCCTCAGCCTCAGCCGCCTCAGCTTGCATAGCGGCCGTCCATTGGTTTAGCTCGTCGGGACTGATGAGGTCGGCAAACTCCTCCAACGTGAAGTTAAACTCAATGCCGTCAGCCGCTGACGCTGATGCCGTGCAGCAGTAGAGGAACGTAAGCAAGTCGGTGAGGTCGTTCGTCATCTCAGTAGCCTCACGTCCTGTTTCGCGCTTAAAGCGCAAGAATGCCCCCATTGTCTGGCGACAAGGGAAACCCATAATCTTCATTTCGCGTCGTGCGGTGGCTATTGTGCTGCCTTTCTTTTGTGGTGTCATAGTGGTGAGTGTATTTCTATTATTATTCCTTTATTTGTCGGTTGGCTATGATCAAGATGAGAGCCACGGCCAGAAGCGCCAGTGCGGCCCACACGTTCCACGTGCGGCCGCGCGTGTGTAGGTCGGTGCTAAGCGTCTTGACGGTTGATTGTAGTTGCGTGTTGGCCGTCTGGAGTCGTTCGGCCTCAGCCTGATAGTACATGCAGAGCCGCTGCAGGCTATCGCAGCCGCCCTCGATGATGATAGAAGCGGGCCGTCCCCTCTCGTCACGCTTTAGGCTCGCCTTCAAGTGGGCGCGCCCACTCGCGGCCGTAAAGCTCGCCCCCTCGGGTAAGGAGAGGAGGGTGGAGTCGAGCCTCAGCTCAAGGCGCGTAGTGTCAGCCCTTATCGGTTGCGTCCAAAGAGCGGTTGTCGTCCGTTCGTGCTGTGTCACGCTGTCTGTAGTCAGTACGTTTTGACTTTGCGCGACTTGTCGCGTTGCCTTCGTCGTCGAGCGACAACTCGTCACTAACAGGACAGTTGCTGCTATGAGGGCAACGCTGAATAGCTTGAATGGCACGTGTAAGGCGGTTGAGCGCATAGCGTATGCGCTTATTCTCTTCGCCCAGTGCGTCCATTTTCTTTGTACTTCCATCTACTTTCTTTTGCGTTTCTAATAGTTCGCGGCTCACGTCTTCATACATGAGCTTATACGTATCGTGTACGCTCTTGGCCGTATCGGCCTTGCGCGCACTGCGGTTGGCAAACCATGCTATGGCGGCACCAATGCCCCCCGAAGGTATTGCCCACTGGATTATTTGTAAGATAGTGTCCGCCATTCTTCCTTTCTTTCTTTTTTGTTGACGAGTTAACGAGTTGACGAGTTAACAGGTAAGTTTGTCTTGTGAGCTAACTTACTTGTCAACTTGTTAACTCGTCAACTTGTCAACTTGTCAACGGGATAAGTTTACTCCAATCTCGTTGAGCCACTTCTTTACATCGAACGAAGGGCAAGCCTTACTGGGGTTCAATTGATTGTGGCCAACGATTTGGACCGTAGGGAAGCGGCGGTGGAAGTCCTTGACGTAGGCTTCGAGGGCGGTGCGTTGTGCAGCGGTGCGTGTGTCCTTCGGCCTCATCTGCTTATCGCAGCCGCCCGCGTAGACGATGTGGCGCGAGGTGGAGTTGTAGCCGCTTGCGCCATTGGTCACCTCCCAAGGGTCGACGATCAAGTCTTCATTGTTCTTGACGAGCCTCTCTATGCGGCCGTCGAGGTGGATAAGGTCGGTATATCCTACCTGCTTCCAACCATGACCTCCTTTGCTTACGGGGTCGCAGTGCCAGTGGCGTATGTCGGCCGCTGTCACCTCACGGCCTTCAGGAGTGGCGGTGCAGTGGATTACGAGACGTTTTAGTTGCATGGGGTTAATGTGCTAATGTGGTAATGTGCTAATGTGCTAATGTGCCAATGTGTTAATGTGCTAATGTGTTAATGAGTGGCGCAGCCATTAGCATATTAACACATTAGCATATTAGCACATTTATTTAGTCTGCGCTGCAGCGGCGGCATCCATACCAGGGAACTTAGTAGGCATGCCCGCGTTCTCGAGGTTAACGCTATACGTGGCGTCGTCCTGCGCTGGAGCGTCCTCCTCGATAGAGGTGATCACAAACTTACCTTCGAGGTAAGGAATTTGCGTACCTGCCTTGCCGTCGCCACGTGGGAAGCATTTCACGTCAACGGCCTTACCTACGCCCCAAGAAGCAGAAATCTCGGTGAAGCCGCTCTCCGTCTCGTCGTAGAAGCGGAGACCGTCAGCACTAATTGTGATAGAAAGTCCTGTAACGCTCTTGTCCTTCCAAAGTCCTGCACCCGCGCCTTGCGTTGCTACAGGCTTCACGGCTCTCTCCTTTGTCTCAGAGTTGTACGTTACTTTGTGGCTTGAACAGTGACCTACGGCCTTGCCGTCTATTGAGAGCAAGAGGTCACTACCATTGATATAACCAGTGTTTGCCATAATGTGTTATGAGTTTAATGAGTTGATGAGTTTAATGAGTTGATGAGTTGATGAGTTTAATGAGTTTAATGGGTTTAATGGGTTTAATGAGTTTAATGAGTTAATACTTGCACAATGTCTTAAGGCTTTTGCCCTTACAGGGCGCGACTGCTCCAACGTGTGATACCCAGGGTGTCGCTTCGCTTGCCCTGGGCTATGTGCTCCATTGGGCTTTCAGCCCGCCCTTGCTAAATCTGAAACTTGAATAAACTTATTAAACTCACTAAACTTATTAAACTTATTAAACTAATTAAACTCCCTTTTTCGCCGCCTTATCGACGTTGCGCTCGAAGTCAGTCCAGAGGCGCTGCTCGATGCCAGCCGCTTCGGTCTGCTCGGTCATGGCGAGAAACTTATACGGACGCATACGCCCTGTGCTATGGCCTGAGCGGCTATAGTCGCGCCACTTCTTCTGAGCGAAGCGGCCTTGGCGATATTGCGCGCTGCCCTTGCGACGGCCCACGTTGCGCTGTTTCGTACCTCCCTCGGCAAATAGGAGTACTGGCTTCTGCTTGCCCTGGCGGTTGGTATGTATGCCCTTCTTCGCTCCGTGGGGCTTAACGCTCACCATAAAGCCCGTGCCGTAGCGCTTGGGGTAGACGCGAGCATAGACGCCCTTGTCCACCCCCGTCTTGGCCGAGAGGCCCGAAGTGCGTACCCTCGTCTGTGCGGCCTTTTTCAAGCGATTGGCCTCGCGCCTCATCGAAGCGGCAATGGCCTTGCGCTGCTCCTTAGGCGAGAGGCTGGCGTAAAGCTTTGCCAATTCGCGTTGGAAGGTCTGCAGCGCTTTCTCGTTGTCGTTATCCATTAGCAACGGAGTTTAAAGGAGAGTGACTGCAAGTAAGCATCGTCCGTCCACGACTCAGCGGCATCGACTAAGTAAGACGAACGGACGGTCAACCCTGCCGAGGTGGTAATGCTCACGTTGTCAAGCGCTTCGCGTACAGCCTCAGCCAAAGCCACGGAGCCATTGTAAGTAGCGGCATAACAGTCCACTACGATCGTGGCCGTGTCGGCACTCTGGGAGTGTTTGGCAACGGCCGTTTCGAGGGCCTCGCGATGATAGCAGACGTAAGGAAGCACGGCCTCATCTGTCACGACGGGAAATACTTTCGTTACCTTATCAGCTAACCTTTCGCTCAGCACCTCGTAGACGGCAGTGCCTGCGCTTAATACTGTTTTCATTACTTTAGGGGTTAGGGATTAGGGATTAGTGATTAGGTGTTAGGGATTAGGGATTAGGGATTAGTGATTAGGGGTTAGGTTGAGGTTAGGTTGGGGTTAGGTTGGGGTTAGGGGGCTAAAAAGTTTGTTTTTGTGGGGAGCGAGGCATAAGGTGACCTTTTAACCCCCTAATCACTAATCACTAACCCCTAACACCTAATCACTAATCCCTAACACCTAACACCTAATCTCATCACACGTTGACGCGCTGACAGAGGAGCGAAAGCATTCCCTTACTGCGGTTAGGCTCAATGGCCATAACGGTGTAGAGGTGTTCGCCCATGAGCTGCACGCGCCACCCCTCACCAATGGGGTGAACATCGCGTATGCGGAAGGTCACGGTGTAAGCGGCAAAGTGTTCGCCCACCTCTTCACTCCGATTGCCCGCCCACTTGACGCGCTCGGCCCAAATCGTTCGGGTCGGGGTGTAAGTGGTTTGCTCTTCGCCGTATTCGTTCGTAGTCTGAACGGGGCGAAAGAGTTGTAAGTGATATCTCATTCCTCCCGCACGCATAGTCTTCTGTATTGTTTGATGATAGATGAAGCGCCCCACGGGATTTCACTGTACTGCTGCGGAGCATCGTTTTCGCGGTGGTCGTAAGCCGAGCCTCCTACCAACAGAATAGCTTGCACCAAGGGGGCGGGCAGTGACCCACCGCCCATTAGCTTTAGCTCATCGAGTGTGCGGTTTGTAGCGCGCACCACTGAAGCCTCAGCTGCATCAAGGCATTGCTGTAGGTAGTCGTCGTCGTCGCTAAAATCATCTGCGCGAACGTGTTTTTTAAATAGGGATAGGGCTACTTCTGACATAATATGAATGTGTGCTTAGTCTCTAAATATTACTATTTCCATGACTTATCATTACAAACGTGGCTCTTCGTGCGCTCCGTTACCCATCACCGAGAAGTTGAAAACCCCTCACCGAGAAGTCAGAAACCCATCACCGAGAGGTAGGAAGCGCATCGCAGCGCGCGTCGCTACGACATTGCGTACTGTGCTTGCTCTTGCAACTGCTTGTTGAGCGTGCTTGAGGGGAGGAACGCGACGTGGAGCGAGCGAATGTGCTTCGCGCTGACGTCGTCTTTGCTTACCTCGCCCCCACTTGAGCGCAATGTAGTGCGGAATGAGCCAAGTGAGCCAAGCTTTACCATACCGCCACTTTGTAGCTTTTCGGCAATGGCCTCCTCAAAGGCGCAAAGGGCCGTGAGTACGTCGGCATGGGTAAAGGTGGTGGACTCGCTTATGCGCTCGCAAAGTTTGTCACGCGTGATAGTGCCGCTATAGCTGATAGCGGGGTAGTAGCGCCACTTTTGGTCGCGTGAGTTCTTGATACTACGTGTTACTAATTTAATCATGATTGTAGAGCTTTATTGGTTTTTCTTCTTGTTGGCTTTATATACATTCTTAAACTCGACGTTCTTGAGTAATAGCTTATTATTAATCCACGTCGAAGGCACGTAGCGCACGCGGGCTTTCTGAACGAGTGCTGAACTCACATCGTCTTTGATTTCGACGCCTACTGACTTCGCAGTAAGGCGAAACGCCCCCAATGAGCCAAGGCGAACGGTATAACCTGAGAGCAGCGCGTGGAGTACTTGTCGTTCAAGTTCTTTGAGTACACCCATAGCGTCGGCACGCGTGAGGGTACACTTCGCGCTGATTTCAGCGGCCAACTGTTCGAAGTTGGTAACGGCCGCAGGTAATGGCGCGGGATAGAACATGTTCTCGCCAGTCTTAAAGTTTTTGCGAGCGAGGGGTTTGTATAGATAGGTCATAGGAAATGTGCAAATGTGTAAATGTGCAAATGTGCAAATGATTGAATGATGTTTTATAATCAATGTGCTTAATGTGCAAATGCTGAGTTAATGTGCGAATGTGCGAATGGTCGCCTTTGTACACTGAGTAATTAAAACATTATTCAATCATTCGCACATTTGCACATTTGCACATTTGCACATTGGCCGAGCGTTTACGCAGAGGCCACCTTGCCCAGTGCGAAGGCGTCGGGGCGGAGCGTGGTCGTGCCGTAGTTGACGTTGAGTACGAAGTCAACGGCATCCTTGCGAGCCTGGCTATAGGGGTCGATAATGAACGAGATGTCGCCAAACATGCCCATAGGTTGGTAGCGCCAGTCGCCAAGACCAACGAAGCCTTCACCAATGTAGTGAGTGCAGAAGACGGGGAGGCCTGCAATGTGGTCGTTCTCACATACCATGATGCCAGAGCCCGCGTCCTTCGGAGTGGCTTCGGCAATGGCCTTCTGCGCTTGCGTCATAACCCAGCACAAGTTGCTACCGTCAACGCCAGAGGCCAACACGGCTGCCTTCATCTTGTTGAAGTCGGCAAAGGTAGGAGTAGCGCTCAGCGCGGTCGGTTTAGCAGCCTTCGCCACGAATGGGCCTACCAACGTAGTAGCCGCGGTAGCCTTCGTGGTAGAGAACAAAATCTTGTTCAACAACATGGCTACAGACTGCGGCATTACCTTCTTCACGATCGTTTCGATGATGCCCTCCGTCTGAATGATCGTCTGACGCGTTACAGGAATGGCCACGCCAATACGCTGAGGTGAAGCGGTGAGTTTAGAGAGTTTGATCTTCGTGTCGGTGAGCGCAACGCCCTCGCCTTGGATTTGAGCCTCAACGGCCTCGTAGGTGGGCCATACGTAGTCACCAGCCAAGCCTGTAGGCATGGGGAGGCCCACCTTGTTGAGGATTAGGCCCTCTACCAATGGGTCGAGGATGTCTTGTATCTTGAGCGGAATGATGCCGCCCGAAGTGGCGTCGCTCACGAGCATGAGGTCGCGCATGAAGACGATTTGTGTCTGTCGGCCAGCCTCCATGTTCTCACGCACCAATTTATTGGCGTCAGCAATAAGGTTGGGGTTCTGCTGCGCTTGAGCGGCTTCAGCTTGCATACGCATGCGGAGCAACTCATTGTCGCGCACTAAGGCTTCGTACTCTGCGCTCTCAGCCTCAGTGCGTTCGCGCTTTTCCTGCTCGCAGAGGTCGGCAATGGCCGAGATGCGAGCGCAGTTCTTTTGGTATTTGTCAACGATTTGACGTACCGTAAGTTTGTTCATAATCGTAATGAATTAATTGTTTATTAAATGGTTAATGCTTTAGAGTGATTGCTTTGCCGCGCTGCGCATGGCCTTTACTTGTTCCTCGACGCGGAGGGCGGCAGCGTTGTCTGGTTGAGGGGTTGGAGTCAATCCGCGCAGGTCGCGTGCGTTTACTTCCGTGTCGGGGTAGGCGGGCATGGGCGTGAGCGTAAAGTCGTAGATGCCACGAATAGCATGAATGGTGTAAAGCGTTTCAGCCTTTCCCGTCTCCTTGTTTTTGGTCGTCTCGCTCGTCACGTCGGGTTGGCGGTACGAACAAGAGAACATGAAGGAGCAGCCGTCGATGTCGCCCCGTCGTACGAGTTCGAGCGCGCGGTCGCCGTCATCGGTGTTGGGCGCATCGAAGGAGAAGTGGACGCCCCGTTCGTCTACGTCGTACTGTAGCGTACCCTCTCCGCGCTTGCTGCGTGCAAGCAGTGTGGCAAAGTTGTGGTTCATGGTCATCTTGATGTCGCAGCCGTCGAGTAGGTCCTTCGTTATGGCTTCGGGGGCAATCTGTTCGCGCACGACTTCGTCCTCGTCCTCCCATAGTGGGGCAGAGGGTGTGTTGAACAGAATGGCATAGCCCTCTATCGTGCGGCTCTCGCCCTCGCCCTCGCTGCCTTGACGGCTGCGCACGTGGACGGTGCCTGAGGAGTGGAATTGTAATTGCTTATTCATAAGGTGTAAATGTGCTAATGTGGGAATGTGCTAATGTGGGAATGTGCTAATGTGGGAATGTGCTAATGTGGGAATGTGCTAATGTGGGGATGAGTGGCGCAGCCATTAGCATATTAACACATTAGCATATTAACACATTAGCATATTAATAATGTGTGTTAGTTGTCGGTGGTTGAGTTAGCCCCCATTTCCTTCAGTCCCTTCAAGTTGGCGCTGACCAATGGGAGGTCGCCTCCCTCGACGGGTGGCATGTTCTCAGCACGTCGCCAATCGTTGACGGTGTAGATACCTGCTGCTATCGTCTGCGTCTGGTACTGCACGCGGCTCGCGAGGTCGCACGCATAGAGGCTGCGACGGTCGAACTCAAAGCGGCGCTCACAACAGAGCGAAGGCTCGATGAGCTTGCGGTGGAGTTCGCTCTCTATCTTACGGAGTAGGGGGTTGAGCGTGTTGGAGAGGAAAGCAACGTTGGCCATTTCGGCACTCTTGTAATTGTTGCTTGTGTCGTCAAAGACGAATGAGGGGTGAACCCCGAAGAAGCGGCAAAGCTCACGCACCGTAAACTTGCGGCTCTCGAGGAATTGCATGTCGGTGCTTGAGAGCGAGAGTTGGTTGAACTTTACTTGCCCTGGTAGGCTGACTATCTTGCGGCCTTCTGAGAATGATTGGTCGAGGTCGGTGGCCGTCTTGGCCAATTCGTCGTCTTGATAGTCGCCAAATCCGCGCACGCTGGTGTCGTTGCCTACGATGCCGCGTACGTTGCCCCCATTGGCAAATCGGTTGAGCGTCTCATTATCACCTGTAGCGGCTATCTGCGTAGTAAGGCGCGCAAAGGCCAGGGTGCTAATGCCTTGTTGTCCGTCGATGGTGAGGTTTTTGAGGTGTATCACTTCTTCCTCCGCGAAGGTGCCGCTTAGGCGGTTGGTCATGTCCATTACCGTGTAGGTGCGATTAATGGTGTCGTGACTCACGGTGCCAGGCTGGCAAAGCACAAGGCGATCTACCTCAAGCGTGGGCGAGTACTGCGGCACGATATAGGCATTACCCGTCAGCAACATCTGCTGCACGGCTTGCGCCCAGAAGTCGAACGCGGAGTAAAGCTCGTTGGGCTGCACGCTCAATAGGTAGTGGAGGCGCGACTGGCGGTCGTCGACGAAGATGCCGCCCTTTAGCTTCATATAGCGGAGGGGCAAGTTGGCCACACTCTCTGAAAGTAAACGCACGCAGCGATAGACGGTGCTAACGGCCAAGGGATCGCCCGAGGCTGAGGTGAAAAGCGGCAAAGTCCCCGCGCGGGCGGTCCTACCCTCTGACGATGAGTTAACACCCTCGCTGCTGCGTTTTATCTTGAATAGTCTGCGTAATACGTTCATACCCTACGCGCAAAAGGTGTGTAGGTGGTACCACCTTGGGGCGTTTTTCTTTGAAAAAAGTGAGAGTTGGGGGGAATAATGTGACATTGTTGCTATATTTGTAGTGTTTAAAACAATGTTCACCGAAAGATTTCTCAAGGTATCAGTTGGTTTAGACAAAGCGGTAAAACATTAATACTCAAGTTCCATATTTAGCAAGCATTCAAAGAACGTTTTTAGACACAATTATTTTGCCACGCGCGCTTGCCGCGTGGCTTTTTATTGCTACCTTTGTAAGGTAACTAATAATTACAAAACTCATAATTATCAATGATACCCCCGTTGCGAAACGCGGTGTATCTTTTTATCCCACTTTTTTCATTTTTCTATTTTTCGTATTAAAGTAAAAGCGCCCCACCATTGTTACATGGTGGGGCGCTCGATTGTTTTGCGCCCTCAGTATTACCGCTCATAATCTATAAACAGTCTCAAGCACATGAGCATCGTTATGAGTCCGTCAATCTTTTGATAGCGAGCGCGCTTAATGGGCTTAGAGTTGCCGAGGTTGTCGGTGTCGAGTATGGCATTGCCAAAGCAGTAGGCGTTAATCGGGTTAGGATTGATAAAGATATGTCCCGTCTTGCAGCCATGCTCAAAGGATTGGACGGGGGCAGTAAAGTTGCCATACGTCTGCTTCACTCCGCGCAACACGTCACGCGCGCCTGATGCGGCCAACATGTTGATAAGTTCTTGGCTCTTCCAAGGGTCGTAACCAATAGAGAGTATGCGCACGGAGCGGTTGACGCGCAACACGTAGTCGACGATCGTGCGGTAATTGATGACAGGGCCTTGCGTCAGCGTGAGGTGGCCCTCAGCCGCCCACTTGCGGTAAAGGCGCTCGTTGGGGTGGCCCGCCAGGGCTTCATCGGGGAAGAAGTAGGCCGTGTGGAAGGTGAACGACTTCTCTTCGGGCGAATAGAAGCCAGTCGTCACGGCCGAGAAGTCGTCACTCTCGCTCAAGTCGATAGCCACCATTGCATCGGGGCGGCCCTTGATCGCGTCGAGCGTGAAGGGACGCATTATCTCGTTGGCGAGTGTGGCCGTTATCCATGAGCGCTGCTGCTGTTCGGCATAGACGTTGAGCAACTTCGTGCGAAAGGCCAACATCGCCTCCGCACCGTCGCGACGTGCTGCACGATATTCGGCTTCGTAAAATTCGAGGCTAACGGTCACGCCCATGTGGGGGTGGACCTTGCGCCACGTCGCGGGTTGGTCCTCAGGGTCGTCAACGTCGGGTTCAAAGAGGTGGGCAAATACGCTGTCATCGTCCACCTCGCCCAGTAGCAGACGTTTGTAGCCTTGCAACTTGGCGTAGAATGGGCCTTCAAACACGTCGCTCGCGGTGGTGATGATCACCGTGAGGGGATTCTGCCTAACGCCCATAGAGGTAGTGAGTACGGTGAGCAGCTCGTTTGTGCGCGCTTGGGAGTATTCGTCTATCAAGACGGTGGAGGCGTTCAAACCGTCCTTTGTGCGGCTGTTGCCTGTCAGACACTGTGCAAAGGCCGTGCGGTCTTGGCGGCGGCTCTTGATCACGTCTTCATTCACCGTATAGCGTAAGCCGCGCGGGTCGAGCCTACGCACGCAGCCGCGCAGGACGTTAAAGCCTTTCTTCGCTTGGTCGTAAGAGTTGGCGCCAAAGTAGCACTCGGCATTGGCATCGCCAAAGAAGAGATCGTAGAGGGGGAAGGCTGCACCTGAGGTAGTCTTCGAAAACTTTCGGGGTACAAACAGACAGACCTCACGCACGATGCGACGCCCCCGTTGCCAAAAGCCATATACGGCCGCAAACTGGAAGCACTGCACGGGCGTCAACTTGTAGTGCTGCATGCCTTCCTTGCCAGGGAAGTAGAGCGACTCGTAGAAGAGGTAGAAGCGACGCACCTTGCGAGCGTCAAGCCCATAACGCTTCACCATACGCAGGAAACGCTCAACGGCCAACTGCTCCCAAAGGTTATGCTCGGTGGGGCTGTCGCGCACCATTGATACGTACACGTAGAGCCGAGGGTCGACCGCCTCAAGGTGGTACGACTCCAACGATTTAGCAGTGAGCGAACGCGATACGCGCTGCTTCTCCTCTCGGTAGCGGTGGGCTTCTTCTTCGGTCATTCTAAATAAATTTAAATGTGCAAATGTGCAAATGTGCAAATGTGCGAATGATTGAATGATGTTTTAAATACTCAGCGTACAAAGGCGACCATTCGCACATTTGCACATTCGCACATTTGCACATTGATTATTGTTCATTAATGAGCTTTTGGGTTAGGTCTATCAATGGGTCGGAACTCTGGTCGGTGGTCAACTCCTCAGTGGTGAGTTGCAACTGCTTCATCTGTCGCGTGACGGAGGCTTGTGCGTCGCGCTGAATTTTAAACACGGGGTGCGGCATCATCTTGCGGCCGTAGCGTGTCTCCTCCCATACGACGGTGGTATCGAGGCTGTCAATCTCATCAGTGGCGAGTTCGAGCGTGCGCATAGCTCCTGCCAACGATTGTATCTGCATTTCGAGGCTGGTGTTATAAGTACCCGACTTCTTGAGTGCCTTGGTGATGCGGGCATACCATTGTTTGGTGGTGCGTGCCATAGTGTGAAATATTGTTTAAGGGTGTTGAATTGCCCAAAGTTCCATAAATCGAAAAAAATGCTCGCGCAAAAAAAAGGGTTTGGGCGGGGTTTAACGCACCCCCACCCCCCTTAAAAAAAAACGCCCCCCGTGTGAGCGTGAGCGCTGATGAGCGATGAGGGTAGGGAGAAGGCCGCGTTTCTTACTCCGTTTTTATTCGTTTTTTGTTCGTTTTCGGTCGTTTTTGGTACGTTTCCGGTCGTTTTTGTGTGCCTTACTCGTCACCAAAGAAGCGTTTGTTAACGCTTTCGGCCTGCCGCGCCTTGCGTTCGGCATTTGCCTTACGGCCAGAGCGGCCCAACTCTGTGTGCGTCAGCACGTGGCAGTCGTGGCAGAGGGCGCGGAGGTTGTGTGCATCAAACATTAGCCGCTCCTTCTCCCTCGCGGTCGTACCCTCTTCGACTGGGCGCACGTGATGCACCTCAGTAGCAGCCGTTGTGCGGCCCTCAGCCTCACAACGTTGGCACAGAGGGTGAGCCGTGAGCACCATGCGCCTTAGTTCCAACCAGTGGCGCGTGTGTATCATTCGCTTATAGTCTTTGTCTTTAGCCATAGTCTTCCGAAATATTATTCAATCCTCCTTCGGTGGTGGCGCACGGTAGGCATGGTGTTAGAAGGAGTGCGCATAGAGGTAGCCATGCGTTCAAAGGTGGCCGCGATGTAGTCCTCATCATCGTCAGTGGTGGAAGTAGCCTCAGCCTCAGCCACCATACGCGCATATACACGCAAAAGTACGACGCACATCTCGCACGTCGTACTAAAGCGATAAGTCTTGCGTATGCGCTCCAGCTCTCGATATAGCTCGGGCGGCACGCTGAGGTTGATTCGTCGTCGCGTCACTGTTATTTTTTAATATGCTAATGTGCTAATGTGCAAATGCGTGGGCAATGTGCAAATGTGCGAATGTGCAAATGTGCAAATGATTGAATAATGTCTTAATTACTCAGCGTGCAAAGGCGACCATTCGCACATTTGCACATTCGCACATTAGCACATTAACTCTGGACCAGTACTAAGATACAAATAAATTGTGTCATTATCAAGTGTCGTTACAACTTCAATTGTCGTTTAATCTCCTCCTCGTTATGATGCGTGATAGCTTCATAGCGACGGCCGTCGTCATAACCCTCGGCACGGCCCTTCTCGTAACCGTCGCGATAGCCTTCCTTGTGGCCGCGCTCACGGCCTATCGTGTAGCCTTCTTTCCAACGCGATTGACGAAGGCGCGCCACTTCGTCGGCCATTGCCTCTTCGGCTCGGTAGCGGCCGAGCTTATACGTGAGCCATAGCACGACATATACGGACGTGGCGTAAAAAAGAAATGTCAGTACGTCTTTTAACATGGGTATCATCGTTTATTGTTCTTTATTCAATTCGTCTAAAAGATTTTGAGCGCAAGCCTTCGCCCACCAAAGTTCCTTCTCGGAAGCCTTACTCGCTGAGAACTTCCTAATGGTCAGCCAGCCTAACAAAATTTGGCCTTGTACTGCATAATCCTTTGTGAGTGTGGTCTCGTACTCTTTAATCCTGAATGCAGTCATTTCGAGCAATGTTGTTCCTTTTGTAGCCATAGTGAGTTACTTCTCATTGTAAGTATTTTAATTGTTGTATGTCCTCCTGGCTTAGTGCGTTGGGCGAGAGTCTTAGTATCTTGTCTAAGTGAGCGCGCACGCAGCGAGGGTAACGCAGCCGCCCGTCAGGACGACGGCTGAGCCAAATGATGTGCGCGCCCGCCTCTGCTTCCTCGGGGCGCGCAAAGAATGGATTAAATGTAGTTTTCTCCATAGTTCTTCAACCATTCATCTTCATAGTGCAGCCATTTATCTTTAAAGTCAGCCATTACTCGGTCGTTGTAAGTTTTGGGCCTCTCCTGAAATAGGGCGAAAGTTCTTTTACACCCTAAAAAGGGGTAGAACTCAATGTAAATAACATCACACCTACCGCTAAAGCTAACCTCGACGATGCTTGCACGCGTGTTGAATTGCATCGTCTGTGTCTCACGTAGGTAGTTTAAGATGTCGGCCTTCTTCGTCTTCTCAATCGGTGTCATTTTATCACGCTTTGAAGTTGTTCGTAGATGTGGCGGTCGCTCTTCATGCGCAGCAGCGCACGTCGCACCTTGTCGCGATACTCATCATTGTCGCCCGTGCGGTCGGCTATGAGCAACACTATATCGGCATAGTAGTCGCTACACTCGCAAGCATCATCGGCACACTCAATGCCGTAAAGCTCCTGTGCAAAGCTATCCCATGCGCGACGCGCACGGTGGGTAGCTTCGAGGGCATACTTTAGGCGCTGCTTCAGTCCTTGCTTCATGCCGAAGCCTAATCGCTCAACACGCGTCTCAGCGTTGAGCATAAGCGTACTCGTCACGTCGCCCATGAGGTAAGCCACGTTGGTAAGAATGCGTGTGGCCTCGGGTATCTGTTCTCGGGGTACGAGTTCTTCTTTCTGTTTCATAGTGTGTAAGAGTTATAGATTGTTGTGTGAAAGTGCTTCATCGGAAGCACGAGAATTTAAAGCCATACTCCTTGGCTCTGCGCTCAGTGCATAGGTTGCGCCGTGTCTCTGGCGCGAAGTACCAGAGCATGGAGCGGCTCTGAGTGTAAGGAATGTAACCAAGTAGAGACAACGTTTGGCGTATCTTCCGCGTCTTCTTGCTATGCGCGGGGGCGAAGTAGAAGTTGTGGCGCGGTTCTTGGCCACTCATGATGCGGAGTTCGTCCATGCGTCGTTGGCGGTGGAGGCGTCTCCCCCGCTCCAAATATCGCTCCCGATAGAGTTCGGGGTTTGCCTTCTTATCTATCACGTAGTAGGCGCGAGCGTGGAGCATAGCGTGTCGCAACGTCTCACGCTTGTAAGTAGGGTCCTTCTTCACTTCATAGGAGTTGGCCAACTTATACACCATATCAATTCCACACCCCAACTCGTGGGCTATGTCCTTAGCGGGCGTAATGGGGAAGCGCGCTCTAAACATTTGTTCGCCTTCGGGGGTAAGGCGGTACGTTCGCCTGCCGCCCTCAATGTAAATGTACTTCGGGTTGTACATGGTTTTGCGTATGTTGTAAATGTTTGTTTATTTTTGTTGCGTTTTCGCTTGTGCAATAAATATTCTTTTATTATCTTTGCATCGTCTTCAAAAGACACGTGGACACCAATGATAACAGTCTAAAGGACTGGGAGGATATTCTAAACAAGTTTAGATACCTCTTCCGAAACGAAAAGTCTTTAATCCAATCAGGTAGGCTTACAGAATCGGAATTCCTTGAAGATTTTCTCTTCGCAGTTTTAGAAGCTTGCGAAAAGATGTCTGAAATGGAATGAAAGTAATGAGGAGGTTTCCGCCTCGCTCCATTAGGACCGAGCGGAACTTCCTTTTTACTCTTTTTCTGTTTAGCCAACCCTTTTAAATATTAGCTTATGAAAGACTGCGTAAAACTCAAACTTGAAGAGAGCTTTGCAGCATCGAACGACAAAGACCCTAATTTGTCTTCTAAACTATTAGAGGAGGCTTTTGCATTAACAAGCAATCCTGAAGAGGAGCGCGAAGCCGCACTCTATGTGCGTACCATGTTACGCAGAGGACGCAAAAGAAATGATGTCTGCCCCTCAAATATTTTAGGAAACGTAAAGTCTGCCATTTCGCTCTCTTACATAGCCAAAACCTACTTTGACAAAGGCGCACCGTGGCTCATGCAACGCATTAACGGGAACATGGTGAACGGCAAACCTGCTGCTTTCACTACGGCCGAACTCATGACCCTTGCCAATGGGTTAGAAGACCTCGGCAAGAGACTATTAAGCGCATCAACTGGTATCCACGAAAGCATTTAGCGCTTAGTGCTGGAAGCCTCCACATCGTTGGAGGCTTTTTTTGTCTCCTTATCGCGCAAGCAGATAAACCCTCTACGCTCACACTCGCGTAGCAGTTCGTAATCATCAGACGATATCATGCAGGGCGTTTCGCCATTGATGTTGACGTAACCGCTCGGCATTCGAAACCGCTCACAGATGCGGAGCCGCGTTTCACGACGGCAGCGCCAGTATACCACTACGTAGATGAGTTGTGCCATAGTGCTTTATCCTTTTCGATCCTTTTTGTTTTACCTGAAACTTCCGTTTTTGAATACAACGACGTGCATCATTTCGTTCATGCGGTCAACCAATCGCACGCCATACCTCTGCCGTAGCTCTTGCCCCGTTAGGTTGGTAGTGACAAGGGTGAAGAGGCCACGAGCGTAACGCGCCTCAAGTAGCTCGGTGATCGGTTCTATCACATTGCCGTAGTCGACCACCTCGGCAGGTTCTGTGCCTACATCGTCAATGGCTAACACTCCAATGCTCATGAGGCGAGCCTTCGACGTCTTGTAGGTGGCAGCTACGTGGCGAGCCTCAACGAAGCGTACCGTGTCGAGGTCGTACTGCATGAACTCCGTTGGCAGCATACCACGCGCCCTGAGCCATTCCACGGCATTCTGCAGGGCCAACGCCAAGGTGGTCTTGCCATTGCCCGTTGTGCCACAGAATAGCAGCCCATTTGGTTGCGGCCCAGTAAGGTGATGAGCCACTTCGCCTATGATGCGCGTCGTATCTTCGTCCATTTGCAGCGTGCGTCCTCTGCGCTCCACCTCCACCTCGTAGGCAGAGTAGAGCAGACAGTAAGCGTCTGCGACCGCCAGGGGAAGCCTAAAGGCGTGTGCTATAGTCCGCTGCCGAAGTAGCTGCGACATCAACTCCTTTGCGTCGGGCAAGGGAGCTGGCATTGCTATTTTTCGTGCCATGACAGTTGCGATTTTGTTGTTGTTGAATGCGAAGCCACGAAGTAAAGTGGCGCTTGAGGTCGGTGAGGTCGGTGTGCTGCGCCTTGTCGTTGACGCGACAGTCGAGCGCAAAGGCGTCAAGCCACTCGTGTAGCTCATCGTCGCCCAAGTGGTAACGCATACGCACCAACTCACACCATGAAGCCTCAGCCCTCAACGATGCTAACAATCCCGTAAACGAGGCTTCAACGTCTTCCGTCGTCGGTGGCGACGGTGGCGCTTTTTCTACATCGTCTTTTTCTTTACTTTCCTTTACTTTACTTTGTGTACTTTCTTGCACACTTTTGTGCAGAAAAGGTGCTTTCTTGCACAAGTTTGTACATTTATCGGCTTTTTTACCGAAGATTGATACATCTTTCGTCGAACTTTCGACGGTTTCAGTCGAATTTTCGTCGATAAGGTTGTATCGCTCAATCGATGCTGCACGCCTACTATCTACACATATCTTTTTGTATCGTTCTTGAATACCTCTACTCGTCAGTACACCTTCCTCGTCAAGCATACGCCTATCTAACAACCCTAACGTAAGGCAGCTCTCTAAGACTTCTTGTATATACACCTCTCCATACCCCGTTTGTTCCGAAATGATGAAGGGCAACTCTTTATCCCACGTCATGAAATACCCACTCTTGTAAATATAGCATAGCAGGAGAGCATATACTGCGATCGCCTTACCACCGTTACGCCGAATTAACTTGCGTATCTTTATGTCCTGAAAAAAGTCTACTTCAAAGGGGAAGTAGTCTAAGCCCGACTTCTTCTGTCGGCTCATAATTCGTGTGGTTTCGTATAAGGTCAATAAGTAGCACAACACTGCGGCCCTCTCTGTTGCATTCCTCTCACCACTTATTGGGGTGAGGCGGCCTCCTGTGTCATCGCCCGAGTTCGCATTGCAAGGATAGAAAGCTCATAGCGGCTTCCCCCCTCCTGTGTCATCCTCTTTCGTATTTGGACTGCGCATTGCAAGCTTCACACCTCACTCACTATATGTAAGCAATGGGGAAACAACTCACACCGCAGCGTCGTGCTTTAATGGTTGATAGTGTACAAACGGCTTATTTACTCATGGTCGCTCAGCACCTCAACGATAGGGGTAAGATTGATGCCTGACACCTCAAACTCGCTAAAGTCAGAGTCACTCATACACTTGACGAATGTCTCGTAAGCATCAAGCATGTTCGGAGATAGGATTAAGTAATCACGCTTAACGATGCGCTCTTTGCCTGTCTTCTCGTTGACGAGAAGGCCTTCACAACGTACCTTATAGAACTTGTCGCCATTTAGAGAACTTACCCAAAGGGCTGCTATGTTGCGCTTCACACAAACCTCCACACCTACGTCTTCGACACCATTATAAGCACATACTTTTTCAGTAGCACGCGACTCAGCCTCAGCGAAAGTGGCGGCACGCACCAACCACGTCTCCTTCATGTTGGTCTTCTCTCCTTTTTCGGTCACACCGTCATAACTGACGCGTACCTCTACCCAAAATCTTTTGTTCATAAATTTTCGTTTTTCGTTAATAAAATGGTTGAGTGAGGAGTGTGGGAGTCGAACCCACTAATGTGCGATTGTTTCGAAGCTTATCCACTGCATACCCAATAACCCAAAACAGTAGACAACGATACCTCTCTTGCCGCCTATCCGATTAACGGCCTATACTCCTCGCATTTCCCATTACTATTCTCACGAACCATAATGGGAGTCATCTTAATAATCTAAACTTACCTTATTCACACGAATGCAACGCGGTCGGGAGTCGAACCCGACTAACGGCCTAAGCACCTCAGCCTATTAGCGAGTGCGGTCTATCCGATTAACCACCTATCGCGTTATATTGACTATTCTATTCCTCACGAACCGAATAGTCCCACCAATTCTATGAAGAAATTAGAAACCCATGGTCAGCGCGTGACGGGGCATACAATTAGAACTTTATAAAAAATATGAGTAAAACCATTTCACCACCTATCATTCACCCGCCTTGCTCCTTATCCAACGCGCTATCTTGATTTTGATAGAGTTCTCACCCTTAGCACGCTCCGTATCGGCATAACGATCTTCACTATAAGGCGAAGCGCACGCCCAGCGGCTGCAATACGTCATCAAGGAGATGAGCGCGTCAGTCTCGTCGCCACTCTCCTTGTAAGCCGCCAAAATAGATGCAACACAATGGAGAGCATAGTCCATTCCTGCTTGCTCGTAGGTGTAGTCCCTTACCAGGTCAGGGAATTTGCAGCGCTTCTCAACACCGACGATGTAAAGCCTAAAGTCGATTAGCAATAGGTGCAAATCCTTGTTGTGGCGCTTTATCCTTTCTACGTATTCATGTACGTCTCCTTTATCCATATACTTACCAATCTTTAAAAGTTAACATATCAACGACCGTCGTAACGCTTACGCATCGCGCGCGTTTCCTCCTCGCGCTGCATCTTCCGCTCGGTGTACTCCTTCACCATTTCAGCTTCGTCCCAATCGGGGTGTTCCTGGCTCATGGCGTAGTAAGTACCATTGTTCTTCATTTCGTTCAACACCGCGTCCTCGTAATCCATACGGCTGGCGTAATAAAAACCCGTCAGCACAACGGCTGCACAGGCCGCACACTTCGCCACCTTCAGCGCTTCTAAAATGTTCATATCGTTTTCCGTTTTTAGTTTGTTTGTTGTTTTGTCGTTTTGTTGTTTTCTCGTTTCTTTCGCCATTCATCAACATCGCCATTCAGCACACCGCAACCGCTTGCAGCATTCAGCCCTCAGCCGTTCTACATGTGCCGCTGCACACACCCCAAGGGCCGCCTCCTGACGCTTCGCTCACAGCATTACCACTGTTCGCGCTTCTGCTTGGCTCTTTTGTCGTTTGAGTCTTGCTCTCGCTCTTGCGCTTGCAGCATCACCACTGCTCGCTCCAAATTCTTTTTAATTCCTTACCAGTTACAAACATTCGTCCGTTCAGATTTCTGAACCCTACGTTCACGCGACCGGCATATATCCAACGCCGCAAAGTGCAACGCGCAACGCCCAAAATCTTTGCCGCGTCGCTCATGCCATAGCGGCCCGAGTCGACAACTCTTGGTTCCTCTGTCGTCATAACTTTTTCGTATTATTTCGTATCACCACTCACGACCTTGCGAGTCACTTCGTAAAACTTCCGCCCACGTTCGTCAGTCACTACCCTACTCTTCCACTCTTCTTTGCCAGTCTGAGCATTCAATCTCTTCTTCGCCTGATACAGCCCTTGCGGAGACACGCTCTGAAAATCCAATCGGATACTATCACCCATCACCATTTTGCGCAACGTTGCCGTAACACTCGGAAGCCTTATTAATCCTTTTTTCATACCCTTTTGCTTGTAAACATAACATTGATTCTTTACATTTTGGGGGACTAATGTCCCGCCAAAAGGACCTTTATAAGTCTTTCTTTTTCTTCTATAAGTTTCTTTAGATACTCGTTTTCTTTCTGCAAAAAAGCCACGTCGGAGGCAGCATCCGACGTCAAAAAAGACTCGCTTTTATCGATACTTTGGCTATTCACAAGCATTCCCTGTAGGTTGTTATGGTTTCCACTAACATTTACCGAAGTACTATTGTCCTCAGGTAAAAGCATGTCCCCCTCCCCTGTAAGCAGCCAATTACCATCAACTTGTGGGAAACGTTGCTTGATACGTACAAAATCTAAGGTCTCTCGTGCCTTCCATGTGGATACTGTGCTCTGACGCACGTTTAAAAGTCTGGCAAATAGCGTTTGATTACCATGCGCATATTGCAGCACTAACTGTTCTAATTTTTCTTTATTATTCATTTTTATTGGTCTAAATGTCGCAAAATGCCTAAATAAACGCAAAAACGTTTGGTTTATGTTTGCAATTTATTATATCTTCGCACTCGTAAACAATGTTTACCGAACGCAATAAATGTTGTTTAAACTGCAAATGTAAAGAATCAATGTTATGTTAAATAACGCATGTAAATACACACAAAGCACCCCACTAACGGCTTGCGTTAGTGGGGTGCTTTGCAATATGCGAACACCCCCCCCAAAATACGATGAAACCGACAAAAAAAGCCCCCCACTCACGTGGGAGGCATGCAAAACAAAAAGCATAACGCTTTAATTTCTATTTTAAAGACAACAAAGCTTCACCTATACGGTGCAAACCTTCTACTATACGCGCACGCTGCTTTTCACGTGGCACCTTCAACCCCGTAGCATAATGCGTCAGCAAAGCTTGATTAATGCCAGTAGTATGAGCAACGGCCGCAAATGTGGTAAACTGCAAACAACAACGCAACAAAGCGGCAGCACCTAAATCCACATCAAACTCATACACACCACACTTCAACCATTCAGGCAAGTCATCACCATCAGCCTCAACGCCTTCAACATGTTCGACAATAGCATCACGCAAATCGCTCATTAACTTTTCATAAGTCGAAGCCGTTACTAACACCATGCCACACAAACGAGCATCATCTGTCACCGCTGCAAAATTCTTATCACTCCAATCCACCTTTACCTTTATCTTTTCCATACTTTTAAAAGTCTTATATATTCTAAGGCTATGGAAAAGTTCAACCCCTTTCCATACCTTTTAATTTACTTTCTCCAACCAGCCTGTCGCCAAATGCTTAGAAGAAGAAAATCGTTAAGCGTTTCACTCATCTTACCTCTTACAGTTACTTTACCCTTCTTCGTGGGGTGCTTGAACTGTCGGTGGTCGCCATGATTGGCCTTAATTTCTACCCAGCCTTCCTTTTTCAGTAGCTGAATAACTTCTCTTACTTTCAATTTATTCATGCGCGTTCCTTTCTGTTTTGCATTACAAAGGTAATAAAATTTATACTTATAGCCAAATATTTTTGCCATAAAGATATAAAAAACTTTACCCCCTTACATAATCAATCACGCGCCTCACGGCTTCATCTACCTTCTTAGCGTTTCGCCTTATATATATGTCGGCCATTGGATAGGGCGACTTGTGACCTAAAGCAGCATCTATCACTGCATCAGGCACGTCAAGTTCTGAGGCCAACGTTGCCCACGTGTGGCGCGCCCAATAAGAGGTAAGATCGGGAAACAAACCGCTATACACCTTCACCCGTTCTTTCGCCCGTTTGCCCTTATGCTTTACGTACACATAACACGACGGACCAACACGTTGCAACCCGTCATTCACGTTACGAAGGAAGCCCTTCCACGCCTCAACGCCACCACTCAAACGCTCGCCAAAATAAAGCAAACGTTTCACCCCCTTATAACGCTCAATAATCTCCAGCGCTTCAGGTGGAACCGTCAGCCGACACACAACCCCCGTTTTGCTCCGCCTGTATTCAATCTCGCCACTCTCATTCAGCGGAGGCAACTCCATGAGGTCAATCATATTAATGCCCGCCAGATAAAACGAAAGCATAAAAAGGTCGACATACCTCTTTTGCCACTCTTCGCAAGGGTAACGCATCAACCGCCTCAAATCCTCCAACCTTAGCGAGCGTTTCATCGTTTCCTCCTTCTTTATCTTAAATCGCCTAAAAGGATACATTTCGGCCGGTATCACCTCTTCATCTATTGCAGCATTAAACACGGCACGAATATTGCGAAAGTGTATGCCCCGCGTGTTCGTGCTGCAGGTGTCAGCCATCCAAACCTCAAAATCCTTCAGCCACCCCACCGTCACATCTTTAAAGCACAACTCCTCCAACTTACAAAACTTCCTCAACTTCTGTAAAGTCATTTTATACACGCCCGCCGTTCTTTCCTTCTTACACCGACTCACAAACGTTTCAGCAAACGGCAAAAAACGCGCTTCCTCCTGTTTCTCCTCTCCAACGGCCTCACCCCCATTCCCATTCAACTCCAGCCGATCGAGCAAAGCCGCCTTAATCTCGCTTGCCCTCATTGCTTGAACATCATTAAAGCACGCCACCTCTTCAACAGTCAATTGCACCTTTGCCATTTTCAGTCGCAGCAACTGCGTCAGCTGTGCCGCCATGGGCGCGCCCACCACCCTACCGTTCACAAACTCTCCCTCGCGCAACATCACCCCCGTGCTCAGCATTGCCGACGTTCCACGATTGTAAATAACGATACAAAGCCGCCCTTTCCCTTGTTCGTCCTTACGCCTTAAATCTAAATACCACTTTAATTTATATGCCATTACCTACATTTTTAACCCTTTTTGCTCACAAATAGCTCACAAACTGCTCACAAATAGCTCACAAAAACGATACAAAATAAGCCAAAAACGGCCAAAATGAGGCCAAAATGCGGTAAAATAAACGAGTAAAATAAAACGACTAAACCGCCAATCACCAAACCTAAACGTTTGATAATCAGCGGTTTAAATTCTGTCGGGGCGACGGGATTCGAACCCACGACCCCCTGCTCCCAAAGCAGGTGCGCTAACCGGACTGCGCTACGCCCCGTACTATTTATAGATAATGTTTTATCTCAAAAGCGATGCAAAGGTATTACTTTTTTTTATACCAACCAAACCTTTTGCTAAAAATATTTCATTTTTGACAAATTGCAGAGCGCAGAATCAAGTTTCAAATTTTGATAAACTGCAATTTATCTGCCTAATTGGGGGGCGGGTTTGTAACCCGCCCCCCAATTAGGCAGATAAATTGTCAAACAGTTATTCGCCACGAACGCAAGCTAACCTGGGGGCGACGCGTCCCCGCGTCGGCATTTGTTAGTCAAGGCTCGATGCCTTGACT